CCGGAGCACCTCAAGGCCGACATCGCCGCCGAGGAGAGGGACCGCCCCGAGTGGGCGCTGCGCCCGCTCGCGGAGCCCCCGACCATGCCCGACGGCGAAGTGGTGGCCGTGACCGACGACGGGCGCACCCACTACGGCCCTGGCTTCGCGGCCCGGCTGGTGGCCATGAATCCCAACGGGCCCACCGTGGTGTCCGATGACACGCTGACGGTCTGGCGGGGGGTGCCCGAGCAGGACCAGCCCGCCAACGGTACGGTCCATGCGTCCGACACCGGCCAGGAGGCCAAATGAGCGAGTTTCGCCCGTTCAATCAGGAGACGGACCCGGAGTTCAACATGGAGCCCGGGCTCGTGCTGACTCCCGGCTCGAAGGAGGTGCGCGAGTACGCGCGCTTCGAGCAGTTCCCGTCGAAGTACACGGTCGGGACGCAGCCCGGCAACCCGTGGGTCTACCGGCCGTTCCCGAAGATGGTCTACCGGGCCGAGCGCTACCCCGGCAGCGGAAAGCTGTGCTGCATGGCCGCGCCTCCGGACCCGTCCGAGTTCGACGACCCCAAGAAGGCCGAGCACGCGCAGGTCATGGCGCAGCGCTTCACCGACAAGTGTCAGCTCATCGTGCGCGACGAGGTGGAGTATTCGCGCGCCATGGAGTCGGGCTATCGGGACAGCGCCGCCGAGGCCGTCGCCCACGCCGAGGCGCGGGAGAACCGGATCGCGACCGCCACCGCCGAGCGTCTCTACGAGGACCGCAACATGAGCGAGCGCGCCCGCCGTGAGGCCGAGGAGGTCGTTGCGGCTTCCGGTGGGCAGCACGAGCCGGAGATCACCGGGCGGAAGGTCAAGGAAGCCCGCGAGGACCGTCGGAGCCGGCGCTCGGCCTAGGGCTGATCGGTGGCCACGGTCCGGGATCTAATCGAAGACGCCCTGCGGGAAATCGGCGTGCTGGCCGAAGGCGAGACGGCCAGCGCGTTTCAGGCCTGGGAGGGCATCAAGCGCCTCAATCGCTTCATCGAGCGCCTGAGCCTCGAGCGCCTGACCATCTACCAGGTGACTCGGACGACGTGGACCCTTACTTCAGGCGACGGCTCCTACACCATCGGGGCCGCGACCGGCTACAAGTCCCCGCCCCAGGGCGGAGACGTGAGCGCATACCGGCCGATCTTCATCAACGAAGTGCGCTTCATCGATCGCGCCACGGACCCCGACACGGAGTACCCGCTGGCCAGGCTCACCGACGACCAGTACGCCGCCATCACGCTCAAGGATCAGACGGCTTCGTTTCCGCAGGCGTGGTACTACAACCCCACGTATCCGAACGGGGCATTGATCCTCTGGCCCGCGCCGACCGCCGCCAACCTGCACGGCGTTCTCTACGCCCCCACCGCCATGACCGGCTTCGGCACCGGGGTTCCCAACGTCTCCGGAGCCGCCACGATCCTCTCCACGACCGTCAGCCTCCCGGACGGCTACGAGGAGATGCTCGTGACCAACCTCGCCGTACTGCTCTGCCCGGCGAACGAGCGCCAGGCCCACCCGGAGCTGAAGGTGGCCGCCCGCGACTCGCTCGCGGCCATCAAGCGCGCGAACCAGCGGCTGAGCGATCTGAGCTTCGAGCCGGCCGCCCTCATCGGCGGCGGCCACGGCCGGTACGACATCAGGCTGGGTTAGATGGAATACAAGGGCTTCATCGGCGGCAGTTACCAGGCGCAGGCGGCCACCCAGTCCGGGGAGGAGTGCATCAACTGGTACGTGGAGCGGACCGACCAGGTGGGCACCGGCACCTCGAGGGCCGCGCTCTATCCCACGCCGGGTGTCACGAGCTTGGACGACGCCGGGGGCGGGACGGGCCGCGGGCACTTCGCCATCGATGGCCGCGAGTTCTGCGTCATCGGCTCCACGCTTTACGAGGTGGACTCCTCCGGCAACCTGACCAGCCGCGGGACCGTCACCCTCGCCGGCGGCCCGGTGACCTTCAGCAGCAACGGCGACGGTGGGGGCCAGCTCTTCATCACCTCGGGCGGCAACGGCTTCATCTACACCCTGGCGACCGACGTACTCGCGAGCGTCGCCGCCATCGCCGGGAAGGCCGACGTGGGCGCGCACCTCGACGGCTACTTCCTGGCCCTGCACCGGGCGTCCTCGACGCTCTACGTATCCGAGCTGCTGGACGGCACCACGTGGAACACCGGGACCACGTTCGCCCAGCGCAGCGCGGCTCCAGACCCGTGGGTGGCCATGGCCATCCTGGGCCGCTACATCTGGCTCCTGGGCACGGAAACGAGCGAGGTCTGGTACAACTCCGGCAACGCCTTCCCCTTCGAGCTGCACCCCTCGGGCCTGATCCCCTACGGCACCTCCGCGCCCGATAGCGTGGCGGTGGGCGACGCCACCCTGTACTGGCTGGGCGCCTCGAAGATCGGCGACGGCTACGTGATGAGGACCACGGGCTTTTCCCCCGAGACCATCTCGCACGCGCCCATGAATCTGGCCGTGGGCGAGTACCAGAAGGTAGACGACGCCTTCGGCGAGTGCTACTCGGACCTGGGCCACACGTTCTACCTGCTGAGCTTCCCGACGCAGGGCATCACGTGGGCCTTCGATGGGAAGAGCGGCCTGTGGGCCAAGCGCGGGACGTGGGTCTCGGAGCGCGCCCTGTACACCTCCTGGCGCCCGCGGTATCACGCCTTCGCCTTCGGCCAACACCGGATGCTCGACTCCGAGGGCTCGCGGATCTATCGCATGGAGCGAGGCGTGGGCACCGACGTGGAAGACCGCGAGATCCGCCGGTTGCGGCGAGGCCCGGTGATCCAGAGCGAGAACCGGCCAATCAAGTTCATCGCCTTCGAGCTGGACATGGAGCCCGGCCTCGGCGCCGTCTCCGGGCAGGGCTCCGAGCCGGTGGTGGGGCTGCGCTACAGCAACAACGCGGGGAAGACCTGGGGCCCGGAGCTGTTCCGCGACGCGGGTGCTCTCGGCAAGTACGAGACGCGCGTCCGGTGGGAGCGCATGGGCCAAGCCAGGCGCCGAGTGTTCGAGGTGACGGTCTCGGACCCCATCCCCTACCGGCTCACGAACGCTTATTTGGACATCGCGGCCAATGGCTGAGTCCTTCCTCCTCGGCAACGCCCCGCTCCCGATTGCCGACGCCATCGCCCGCCCTCGGCGCCGGGAGCAGTTCGGCAGGGGCCAGGCCGATCCCCTCGAAGGCACGATGTCGGATCCGTGGGTGGACTACATGTCCCGCATGGCGTCGACCATCCAGCAGGCCGCCACCCGAATCAGGAGCGCCAATCTCCTCGACCAGGGTGCTTCCATCGCGGCCACCGACATCTCCGGCACGGCCCTGAAGGAGGGGCTCTATAGGTTCTCTTTCCATGCCCGTGTGACCGTGGCCGCTGGGATCTCCAGTGAGCTCACGGTCACGCTGTCTTGGACGGATGGCGGGGTGGCCCAGTCGGAAGCAAGCAAGCCCCAGGCCGGAAACACTACCGACTCCCGCATTCACGGAGACATTCTGATCCACATCGACGCCGGGTCCCCGGTGCGCTACGAGACCACGTACGTGAGCGCGGGACCGCCAGAGATGGAGTACCGCTTGGACGTGATCCTGGAGGTGGTGCAGGCATGAGGCCGCCCCAGCCCACGATCGTCGCCCTGCTGGCGCAGCAACGCCACGTATGGGCATCGTGCGCGACGTCACGGAGGCCCCTGTGACCGTGCGCGTGCTGGGCGAGGACCGCTCCTGCCTGGCGGGGCTCCCGGTGACGGATCTGGCTCGGGTGCTGCCGGCTGGCAGGGCGCGGACGGTGGTGGTCGAGGAGGGCGGCCGGGTGGTGGGGACCATGACGGTGGCCCTGGTGCCCCACGTCGAGGCCACGTGGATCGACCCCGCACACCGCAACGCCGGGGTGACGCGAGCCCTCATCCGGGCCACGTGGGACCTTGCGCGCGACGGTGGGGCCGAGTGGGGCTTCGCCGGAACCGAGAGCGACGCCGTCGCTGATGCCCTGATCCGGCTCGGCGGCGTACCTCTGCCGCACACGTTCTTGATGATGCCCCTCGACGGGAGGGTGTGATGGGCTGGGCGTCGGCGGCGGCAGGGCAGCAGGCGAAGAAGGAGAGAAACATGGGTTGGGCGGCTCCAGTCGCAAGCATCGTCACCGGCATCGGCGGGGCGCTCATCGGGCGCTCGGGCCAGAACAAGGCCCTCCAGGCCCAGGAGCGGGCGACGAACGCCCAGCTCCAGTACCAGCGGGAGCAGGACGCCGGGCGCTCGCAGCGCTACGAGCGGGCCTACGGCGCCTACGAGAAGGAAAAGGCCCAGTACGACCAGATCCGGCGCGCGCTGCTCTCCCACTACGGCGTGAACTTCGGCGATGCCCCCGGCGGAGCTCCGGCCGGCGGCGGTGAAGTGCGCGGAGGGATGGGCGCTGGCGGTGGGATGAACGTGGGCCAGCTCCTGGGCGGGGGCCAGACCGCGATCGGAGGCGCCCCCGTGAGTGGCGCGCCCGACGCTGGCCTGGGGCCCGCTGGCCCGGCCGGACCTTCCGAGCCAGGTCCCCTCGTGGCGGATGAGGATGTTTTCGACTGGAGGCGCTATGGCGTACGGTGACCTGTACGACGACGAGGACGAGGGCGGAATCCCCGCTCCTCCCCCGCCTCCCACCGACCAGCTCGGG